GGAAACACGCGTGGTAAAAGAGCAAGCTGATCATATGCGCAGTTTTCTAAATCGTCCTATATACAAGCGTGGTAATTCTAACTACCAAGGCGCAGCAGATAGGCCATATGACTTTATAGTGATCCGATGCAATGCGTTGTTAGCTTGCGCTGATTTAGTGCGCAGTCAGGACTCAGAAAAAGCTGCGGAGCTTGATGAATTGGTTTTAGGTGACGATGGTTTACTTACTAAGCTAAAAAGACGTGATTATGTCATGTGGCATGAAACATCATTTAGAAGTGAATCTGGTGTAATACGTGAGGTAAGTGTAAATGGATCAACTACTGGATATATTGAAGATATTAAAATGTATGGACCACCTAGCACAGATTATGATGAGGTGCGTGTGGTCATTAGTACAGCAGGTACATTTTCTCCTGGAACTGCATCTACAGTTAAGTATGATGTTTTTACTAAAGATGACACTGGATTACGCAGGCATAAATCAGTAGACGCAGAAGTAATGAATGGTGACTATCAAGCACTTGCATATGGTGCGCTAATTCGCTTTCAGGCAGGTGTGTATACCGCAGCAGATGAATGGTCCATTACATTCCAATCCGATGATGTGCAGATGGGAACTGTGCGCAGTGGACAGATTTATAGATAATGGCTATTACCTTTACTAATGTCATTTATGATAAAGTCATTGATAACATACATGATATTATTGCAAATGAATTTGGTATACAGATTTTTTATGACGAACACAAAGGCAATCAGAGTTTTCTTTTACAACCAGTTTCCGATGATTTAAATGAGCAAATTACCACTGGGATTGTACGAGATTATACTATTCTAATTAGTTATCAAGTAGACTTTGCAGGTAATTACACGAAAGAAAGTTTTAGGCAAGTAAGTTTAATTGCAGAAAGAATGAAAAGACTTTTTTATAATAATAGAAACTATAGTGTCTCAGGAGTAAGACAGTTTTACAACGCTGTCATCGACTCTACTGTATATGAACGTGATGAAGATAATTTAGATCTACTGCGTTCTGAAATGACTGCTGTAGTATCAGCATTGGAGATAATAGGATGATTTACAAAGCAAAAGCATCATACTTTAAGCTAAAAGATAGCGAAAATTTTTGCGCTCATTGGAGTGCGAATAAACATAAACAGTTGTTAGCAGGTGGCACAATAGATGTGACAGACCTACCAAAATCACTAGAAAAACATCTTGAAAAAGTAGATGTAAAAAAAGTAAAGGAAAGTAAATAATGGCAGTTGCAACAAATTTTCAACCCAGAGGTGATATACAGGTTCTTTTGGGAAGTGGAGCAAAGAACTTAGGTACTAAGCATTCTGGTAGTGATACTTACCATAAATTACAAGTCGTAGACTATAACATTGAATATGCAAGTTCAGTTGTAGAAGTCGCACCATCTAGAAGTGGTATTTACGCGCAAATGGAAAAACAAGGTCATCATCGACCAGACAATCAAATGTATGAAGTAACTTTGACTATGAGAGGTACTCCTACAGCAGTATTAAAAAGCTGTTTATCTTTATTTAGTGAAGGCAGTAGCGCAGCATCATTAACTGGTGCAAGTAGTACAGGTTCAATGAAAGATAATGTTAGCCATAATGATGCGGTAACTTTGGTATTTGAAAATGCAGGATCTGATACAGAAGAATCAACTCCAAATGATGATATAGTTATGGCAGGTTGCTTTGCTACTCAAATGGTGCTGCGAGAAGATGTTGGAACGAATGGTGGTGAATTGGTTGTAGAAACTACATTTGTATCGGCTTATCAACCTGCTGAAGAAGCATTAGGAACAATTAGCGCACCAACTCTCGATGAAGATCCAGCAAAAAACATTTTTGATTTATCTACAATTACATTAGATAGTCAAGACATAGTGTTAAATAATTTTGAAATAACTATTGCAAGGCCACTAGCAAGAGTACATCATCAAGGCAGCGGTGCAGCTTTCAAACCATTTGGCTATGTTCAGACAGGTCCATACGAAGTTACAGGTACTTTAACTACAAAAAGAGATGATAAAATACATGATATTAAGGACCATATTAAAGGAGACAGTGGTGGCATAGGATTAGTTATTTCAGAAGCAAGTGGTTTTACAATTAACTGTCCAGATGTAATGATAGATAATTCTAAGCCAGAAGTAAGCGATTTTTTACTTCAATCAATACCTTTTAGAGCATTTGGCGCAACTGAATCAGCCAGCGTAATTTCAATCACGATCGCATAATCACGCCATTTTCATCTAAGGATGAAATATGAAAGTAAAAACAGATCATGGTACTTTTGAAGTACGTGATATAACGTTTAAGGCTCGAAGAGAGTTACATAAACTAGAAGTCAAAGCAATTACTAAAGATGGCGAGATTAATACTGAGAAGTTCTTTGATGTATTAGACTGGGTACTAAACTTTGGTTTTAGTGATCCAGAAAAAGACCTTGGCAAGTTAGATGATAATGCTATTGACTCAGTATTGATGTCAGTATACAACGCATATAAAGAGCCAAACCCAAAAAAGTCTTAATGCACCGCGTTGCGGTTTGGATGTCATATAAACAGCAACCAAGCCGCAATCTTCAGTTTCCATACAATGCGCAGTCTCCTACGCTCAAGAAAAAGATTACCTACACAGAAGAGGTATTATGGGAAGAGATAGCAAGACTTATAGAAGAAAGCAAAGATGGAAAATTTACGCTTGGTGCAGCGTTATATTACTCATTAGTGTTTTGTGCTGACTCTACATATTTCTTAACGCCTGAGACTGTTTTTGCGCTTGAGGAGTATATGTCTATGAAGAGGTTTAACTTACCATTAGCAAAAACTATAGATGACGCAGATTATCATCGCTTAGTCATCTTTTCTGCTATAGATGAAGAATTTAACGCACTCCAATCAGAAGATATAAAGAAGCAAAGTAATGGCTGAAAAAAAGTTTATCATTGAGGTTCGCACAAAAGGTTTTGCGCGAGCTAATAGAAATTTTAAGCAATTAAATACAGATGGCAAAAAATATGTAGAAACTACAAAAAGAATGCGTAGATCTACTGCTGGATTAGAAGCATCTTTAGGTTCTCTAAGAAATAGATTATTAGTAAATGCGTTTGCGATTGCTGCTGTTACAAAAGGTTTTCAAGTATTCTTTCGTACTGCTGTACAGTTTGAGGATGTAAAAACAAGATTAGTTGGCCTTACAGGTAGTGTAGAAAATGCTGAGTTTGCATTTCAGAAGTTTAATGCAGTAGCATCTCAAACACCATTTGATTTAGGTGATGTGGTAAATGCAGGTGCGCAGTTGCAAGCCTTTGGTAGTGTAGCAACTGAAACAATACAACCTATAACTGATTTGGCTGCGTTTATGGGTACAACTGCAACCGAAGCAGCAAATGCTTTTGGTCGAGCCTATGCTGGAGGAGCAGGTGCTGCGGACATTTTACGCGAAAAAGGTGTACTTAACATTATCAAATCTTTTAAAGGAATTGAAGATTTAAGCAAGATAACATTACCAGAATTTAGAGATGCATTAATTGATGCATTAGAAGCTCCTTCTATTGGTATTGCAGGTAGCGCAGAAAGAATGTCAAAAACATTTACTGGTGCTTTAAGTAATATGTTTGATGCGCTAGGAAGATTAACTGCATCTTTAGCAGATCCATTTTTACCTACATTAACTAGCGCAGTTAATAAAGTTACTGATTTTGCAAAGGCTACAAAAAATATTATTGCGCCTAATACGATTACCAATTTTGATATGTTTGGTAAGAAAACTTCTATAGTGGAAAGAGAGTTAAGTATGATGACTGTAAAGCATCTACCTACACTTAGAGAAATGTTAAAAAAGGCTGAAGAAGAATCTACAAGATTTCAAAAAGCTCTTGATGATCAAGCAAATGCAGCGCAAAGATCTGGAGATATTTTTTCTGGTGAATACACATTAGCAATTGATACTGGCAGTAAAACACAAGAAAACTATTTTAATAAATTAAAAGATACTAATTTGACTTTAATAGAACAAGCAGACAAACAGTTAGATTTAACAGGATCATTTTTAAAAATTGATGAGATACAAAAAAAGCAAACTGAAACTCAACAAACAACAAATAACACCACAAACCGCGCAACTGAGCTAGTGGCACTATATACTGAAAGAATAAAAGAACTTGAGTTAGCGCAAAAAAATCAAACAATTGCAACAGCAGAAGATAATGCTGAAGAAATGCGCAGAGAAACTTTAATTAAAGCTCAAGCAGAATTACAAAAGATGCTTGCTGAAGAAGAAAAGAAAAAACAATCTGCTGCTGAATTTTTTAATGAAGATGATGAACGTAGAAGAACAAACTTAGCTGCGTTCAAAGAATTAAATGATTTACTTGCTGATTCAGAAAAAGAAAGGTTAGATATATTATCGTCATTTAATTCATTATTTTCTCAAACAGATGAAGGTCAGCGTAAAAATATTGAGAATACAATAAAACAAATAGAAGCAAATAAAGAATTAATTATTAGCCAAAACAATATCAGTGAAGCTGATTTTGATTTAGTAATTAAAAACTTAAATAGTGATTTAAAACAAACAGTAGATGTAACTGGATTGGCAGCAGCAAGTCTTACAACATTAGCAAGCTCTTTTAAAGAATTAACAGCAGATGGTGTAAGCACAGAAAAACAATTACAAATTATGTTGAGAACCATTGGTAGTATTGCGGCAATGATGCCAGGTGGTCAGTTGATTGGAGCAGGTTTTACAGCGGCATCTATGCTTGTTCCTGTTGGTCACACAGGTGGTTTAATTAAAAATAATAGTATCCAACGTTTTGCAACTGGTGGTATGGTCCAAGGTCAAGATAATGTTCCTATTATGGCGCAGGCAGGTGAGTTTATCATGCAACGCAGCGCAGTGCAAAACATAGGTGTGCAGAATCTAGCCGATATGAACAGAACTGGTAGCGCAGGTGGTGGAGTAACAGTTAATATACAAGGCAATATGATTGGCAATGATGAATTTGTACGTGATAATTTGATTCCTCAACTAAAAGAAGTATCCAATCAAGATCTAGCTTAATGCCTTTATTAAAAGCACCAAAAACACCACATGTAAGTGAAAACTGGTTGTTTCAGTTTACGGCTGATAATAATACTTGTTTAGAGTTTCATCCAGAAAGTAGTGCTGGTGCAAATGATGGTGGTTATATTGATTGCGGTAATGCTTTAGCTAATATATCACCTATTATTAGTTTTACAGTTGAATTTTGGCTAAAAGCTGACGATGTAACTTCTGTTGATTTTCCAATCATTTCAAAAACAGGTAACACAGAAGATAATGACGATAATGATTCTTTTATTGTTAAGTTGTCTAATAATGATATATTTATTCAATATGAATACGCTACAAACTCTAATATAACTCGAACCACTTCTGCATTTTCTATTTCTGCTAATACATG